CGGATACCAAGGCAAAGCGGAAGCATTGGCAAGGGCTGTTCATCAAGACATACGGCATCGCTGACCAAAGCCATTACCGCAAGATGTACGAGGGGATATTGTACGGGGATCCCAAGATGCGTATACTGCGGATACTCTGGACACAGATCTATCAGGATTACAATTCCACCGCTTTCGGAAAGGAGGCGGTTGAATAATGTCTACGGATACTGTGAACGTCTTCGCCCCGCTGTCCACGCTCCAATGGGTTGACCGCACCCAGCTGCACGCGAACGGATACAACCCCAACAAGGTCAGCGAGGAGAATCTGCGGCTTCTGGTGCAGTCAATCCTCACGAATGGTTGGACGCTCCCGATCGTCTGCCGCCCGGACTATACCATCATCGACGGCTTCCATCGGTGGACGGTCAGCGGAAGAGAACCTCTCCTGTCCGCGCTGGGCGGGAAGGTGCCGGTCGTCATCGTGGATCATCATGGCGACGAGAGCGCCGACATGTACGGAACCATCACCCACAACCGCGCACGAGGCACACACCTTCTCGGGCCTATGAAGGCAATCGTCAAGCAGCTGTTGGACGAGGGCAAGACAGTCGACGAGATAGGCAAGCAGCTGGGCATGAAACCGGAAGAGGTATTCCGCCTCTCTGGATTCACGAGAGAAGAGTTCCTCGAATTGATGACCGAGAACCATAAGACCTACAGCAACGCGCGCGTCATCGTCAATATCTAATGGGGTGCCTCCACACATGGCGAGGCGGCAACGACAGCAACCAGACCCCTGTCGAATTTTAAGAGCGGGTTAAAAATTAGGTACTGTCAGCGCCCGCCGATTAGAAGCGCCCTCTACGACCCCAAAAAAATTCTACAGACCATGGGAAAAACAGTCGTTTCGTTACGTTTAACCCGTGGTTACCATAGGACTACAGAGCATCTAACACGCATGTTTCAACGAAATGTGTATGTTAGATGCTCTTATACTTGCACGAAAGAAAGAGAGTTTAAGAGAATTGCAGGAAAGGAGCAGCTTATGGCCGATGCGAAGATCACCGACGATACCACTGTCAGCACGACGGAGCTTGCGCGAATCCTCGGCCTGAGCGCCAGGAGAGTGCAGCAGATGGCGCAGGACGGCACGGTTCCCCCGGCATCCCGTGGGCGGTTCCGTCTGGCTGATTCTGTTCAGCGATACATCACTTTCATAACCGGCAACAAAATGTCGGAGGAGGAGCAGCAGACGGAGAAAGCCCGGCGATTGGCTGAGGTCAACATCAAGGCGGCAAAGGCGACCGTTGCGAAGCTGGAAGCCAATGAGCTCAAAGGGAAGATGCATCGCGCCGAGGACGTGCTTGCCATCACCGAGGAAATGGCGAACGAGCTGCGCAGCCTGCTGCTGGCGCTGCCCGGTCGGCTGGCTGTTGACGTGACGAATGCCAGGAGCGCCGCCGAAGCCTCAGTCATCATCAAAGAGGCCGTCCATGAGGTCATGCGTGAAATGACCAAATTCCAGTATGACCCGGCCAAGTATGAGGAGCGAGTCAGGGAGAGGCTGAATTGGGACGTGTCCGAAAGTGTGATCGACGATGACTGATACTAAGAAACTGGAGGCCATCGTCGCAGAGGCTGGCGCTTCTATGGCGTCCCTCAACAAGGTGGTTGCCAGGGCGCTCCGAGCGTTGAAACCACCGGATGATGTGACCGTCAGCCAATGGGCTGATAAATACCGTCGCCTGTCCTCTGAGGCATCAGCTGAGCCCGGGCCGTGGCGAACATCGAGGACACCGTACCTGAAGGAGATCATGGACGCCTTTTCTGACCCGAACGTGCGGCACATCGTTTTCGTCTCGGCTTCGCAGATCGGCAAGTCCGAGACCTTGAACAACATCATCGGGTACATCATCGACGAGGATCCCGGTTCCATCCTGTTCATCCAGCCGACGAACAGCGACGCCAACGAATACTCAAAGCTGCGTATCGCTCCGATGATACGAGACACGCCGGTGCTGTCCCGGCGAATATCCTCCGCAAAAAAGGACAGCGGCAACACGATCATGCAGAAGTCGTACCCTGGAGGCATCTTGACGCTGACAGGCGCGACGGAGGCGCACAATCTGGCGTCAAAGCCCATCCGCTACGTCCTCGGCGACGAGCGCGACAGATGGACGACGAATGCCGGCAATGAAGGTGATCCCTGGGAGCTGGCTATGGCGCGACAGATCACCTTCTACAACGCGAAGGCCGTCGAGGTCTCGACGCCCACCATCAAGGGCGCGAGCGCCATCGAGGCCGCTTATTATAACGGGACACAGGAACGATGGTGTGTTCAATGCCCGGCTTGCGAGAAGTTCCAGAACATCACCTTCTCCGATCTGCGCTATGAGTATGACACGACCGTGCGCGGCAGCAAAAAGACGTTCCATGTCAAAGAGGTGTACTACGTCTGCCCGGAGTGTGGCGCGGTCTCCTACGAGAAGGAAATGAAACGCCAGCCCGCCAAGTGGATCGCAGAAGCTCCGGAGGCGTATCAGAACGGTGTCCGTTCCTTCTGGCTCAATACCTTCGTGTCACCGTGGCTGTCCTGGGAGAAGATCATTCTGAAATACCTCGAAGCCCGCGGGGACATACGCAAGATGCAGGTCGTCTACAATACCCTGTTCGGGGAGCTGTGGGAAGATCGCGGCGGTCTGGAGGACGAGGACAGCTACATGGCGCGGCGCGAGGAATACGACGCCGAGCTGCCTGATGGCGTCCTGGTGCTGACGTGCGGCGTCGATACGCAGGATGACAGGCTCGAATACGAGGTGGTCGGCTATGGGCTTCACAACGAGACCTGGGGCATCAAGCGCGGCCAGATCATGGGGCGCCCGGACAACCCGGAGACCTGGCAAACCCTCGATGATATTGTCGATCACGTCTACCGGTTCGCCAACGGAAAAGGGCTGCGGGTGAGCATGACCCTGGTGGACGAAGGTGGTCACTACACCCAGGACGTGCGTTTCTTCTGTATGCAGCGCATCGGCAAGAAAATGTTTGCCTGTAAGGGCTTCTACGGCGACCAGCCCTACACGCAGCCGCCGAAACAGATGAAGATCGTGATACAGGGCAAGTACCTGGGAATGTGCTGGCAGTATCAGATCGGCGTCAACTCTGGCAAGCAGAACATCATGGACAATATGCGGGTGCAAAAGCCCGGTTCCCGATACTGCCATTTCCCGGTCAACGAGGATCGCGGATATGGCTATAAATTTTTCGTCGGCCTGCTCTCCGAGCATCTGGTCTACAACGAGAAAAAGCGCAATCCCTGGCAATGGGAAACGATACCCGGCCACGAGCGCAACGAGGCATTGGACTGTAGGAACTACGCCAACGCCGCCTTCAAGGTGCTGTCGCCCGACATGGACGCTGTGCTCAGGCGCTTGAAGGGACAACCTCTGGCGAGCGACGCAGCGCCGGCAAAGCCAGCGGCGAAAAAGCCAAAGAGCAGCTCATTGAGCAAATACTACGACGAATGGTAGGTGAAAGAGATGGACAGGGAGACGGTCGAGAAGCGGAAGAAGTACTGGGAGGATCAGCTGGGGAAGCTGATGGACGCCTACACCGCCCTTGTCAGCGGTGGTGTGAAGTCGTACACCATCGACGACAGGACGCTCACCAAATTCGACTTAGCCTCGCTCAAGAGGGCGATCAACGACGCGGAGACGAAGGTGGACGAATACGCCGCCATGCTGGAAGGCATGGCGCCGCGCCGCGCTTTCGGTGTGCTGCCTCGTGATTGGTGACGGATAATTGCCCTCCGGGGCTTTTATCAGCGCAGCGGTGCGGAGTTTCGCTCTCCTTTCGTCGTCGCCGCTGCGCTTTATATTTCACAGAATGGAGGTGATTTATCGTGGAAAATGTAAACCGTCCGCAGGCCAGCGGGTACAGCGAAGCCGGCGCCAGCAAAGTCCGTCGCGCCTTGAAGGGCTTTAAGGCCATATCGTCCAGCCCGAACGAGGATATCAACTGGAACAACTACACGATGCGGCAGCGTGGCCGCATGCTGTATATGTCCTCTCCGGTCGCTGCCAGCGCGATCAAGACCAACCGCACAAAGGTGGTCGGCACAGGGCTGACGCTCAAAGCCAGCATCGAACATAAGGTGCTGGGGATGACGCCTGAAGCGGCGAAGGAATGGGAGCGGAACACGGAGCGCGAGTTTGCTCTGTGGGCAGGGAAGCGGGAGAACTGCGACGCCATCGGCATGAACAACTTTGCCGGGCTTCAGCAGCTGGCCGTCACCTCCTGGCTGATGAACGGCGACGTCTTCGCTCTGTTCAAGTGGTACAAGGAAACGCCCCTCAATCCCTACCAGCTGCGCGTCCACATGATCGAGGCTGACAGAATCAGTACACCGCGGGCACTCAACACAGTGGCCTTGCAAGGCATCACCGATGGCAAGAACCTGAAGAACGGGAACAAGATTTTCGATGGTGTCGAGGTGGACAAGAACGGGATGGTCGTGGCCTACCACATCTGCGACAGCTATCCGAATCAGAAGGTGCGCGACCTGATGAAGTGGCAGCGCGTCACGGCCTACGGCAAGCGGACCGGCCTGCCGATGATCCTGCACATCATGGACTCGGAACGCTGCGACCAATACAGAGGCGTGACCTACCTCGCGCCGGTCATCGAATCGCTGCTGAATATCAGCCGGTACACGCAATCCGAGATCATGGCGGCGCTGATCCAGTCCTTCTTCACGGCGTGGATCAAAACGAACACGCCGGCGTCGGCCATTCCTGTCAACGAGGTCGGATACGGCACCGCCGACGAGCAGCTCACGGACAGCAACGAATCGAAGCTGGACAATGAGTACGAGATGGGACCTGGCACCGTCCTCCACTTGAAGACCGACGAGGAAGTTGTGTTCGGCAATCCGAACATCCCGACACAAGGATTTGACATCTTCTTCAAGGTCATCTGCCGCGAGATCGGCGCCGCGCTGGAGATTCCATACGACACGCTGCTCAAGGAGTTCAACGCCAGCTACAGTGCCAGCCGCGCCGCACTGATGGAAGCCTGGGAGGCTTTCAAGATGCGGCGGGCAATGCTCGTGGATATGCTCTGTCAGCCGGTCTATGAACGGTGGCTCTGTGAAGCTGTGGCAATCGGACGCATCAAAGCGCCCGGTTTTTTCGCAGACCCCCGAATCCGCGCTGCCTGGTGCAAGGCGCGGTGGATCGGTCCGGTGCAGGGGCAGCTTGACCCGACGAAGGAGGTCAAGGCTGATATCCTGGCCGTCTCTCACGGCTTCAAGACCCATGAGCAGGTCACCCGTGAATATGGCGGCGGCGACTGGAACGAGAACATGGAGAGGTTGAAGGACGAGAACGCCATCAAGCGAGACGCCGGTGGCGTTGATCCTGATGCTGAACGATTCAGCCAGGAACCGGATGACCCGGAGAAAGGAGACGGCGACGATGCCCAACAAACCTAAGACCCTGACGCGCCCGTGCTACACGCTGGCCGTCAACGGCAAACACGTCGATATCACGATGTACGGCCAGATCGTGGAATCGCAGCCGACAGACTGGTGGGGCGATCCCATCAATGGACAGTTCATCATCCTGTCCGATTTCCTGGCCGACCTCGAATCCATCAAGGATGCGGACACGATCACCATCCACATGAACAGCGTCGGCGGCGACGGGTATTCCGCAATCGCTATTCACAATATGCTGCGCACCCTCCCCGCGGAGAAGACCGCGATCGTGGAGGGTGTTGCCATGTCTGGCGGTTCGCTGATTATCTGCGCGTGTGAACATACGCAGGCTTTCGCCAATTCGCTGATTCTGTGGCACCATGCCTGGAGCTTCGTGTTCGGAGCCTACAACGCGCCTGGGCTGCACAAGCTGGCCGATGGGCTGGAGGCTATGGACAAGAGCCAGGCAGAAATCTATATGCGCAAGACCGGGAAGACGCTCGAAGAAGTCATGGAGATCATGGACGACGAGAAGCATCTGACCGGGCGCGAAGCCCACGAGATGGGGTTGATCGACGAGCTTGTTGACGAGGCAGAGGAAGAAGACCTCGATATCGCCGTCAGCGCCGACAAGCGCACGCTCTTTGTGAGGGGACACCAGATGCGGATTGCCGCACTGGGCGAGCTTCCGGAGGGCATCAAAGTGGTCGAAGCCGAACCCGCACCGGGGAGCGAGGACGGTTTTGATAATAACGAGCCTGATGCTTCAGGCAAAAAAGGAGGTAGTAACCCTATGACCCTTGAGGAATTCCGTAAGGAGAACCCCGAAGCGGCTGCGGCCTTGCTTGCCGAGGCACAGGCAGACGCAAACAACGCAGCGATCCAGCAGGAGCGCCAGCGTATCGCTGATATTGACGCCATCTCCAGTCTGTACCCTGATGATGTCGTCAACGCCGCCAAGTATGGCGACAACACCTGCACCGCGCAGGAAATGGCCTACCGCGCCGCGGTTGAGAACGCCAAGCAGGGCAAGAAGTTCCAGGCCGACAATCAGAAGGACTACAAGGACAGCGGCTCCGGCGAAGTCGGTGCTTCTCCTTCTTCTGAGGATGACGACAAGCCCGAGACCAACGAGGACAAGATGGCGCGTGGCGAAGCCATGGCGAAGAAGCTGCGCGGCGAACACAAGGAGGTGTAAATCATGGCTACCCGTGATCTGCATGAGAAGGTCGGTTCCGTAGAGTTTGAGAAGCTCTTTGCCGGCCTGGAACCCAAGGCGCTGACCCACGGTGCCACTATCCGCAAGCTGGGTACCGCTGGCACCCTGAAGCGGGGCACGCTGCTGGCGAAGTCCAGCGGCAGCGCCGGCGACGGCAAGCTGGTGATCTTTGGCACCACCGCTGCCACCAACGAAACCCTGACCGCCGACTGCATCCTGTGTGATGACATCGAGGTCGGCACCACCGCCGACGAAAACGCCCTGGTCTATATCGCCGGCAACTTCAACGAGGCCGCGCTGATCATGGCCAGCGGTGCGTCCCTGACGGAGCCTGACCGTGACGCCCTGCGTGAGCGTGGCATCATCCTCGGCACCGTCCAGGAACCCTAAGAAGGAGGGATGAAGAATGTCTCTGCTCGTCAATATTCTTGATACCTACTACATGGCCGGCCTCTGGCGCGGCCTTTCTCCTGTCAACACCTTCTTCCGTGATCGCTACTTTCCGACCGAGGCCGGCGACATCTACGCCGCCGACAAGGTTCTGGTCGAGTATCAGGATGGCGATCATGGCATGGCGCCCTTCATGGTGGAGCGGGCCGAACCCATCCCCGTGGCGCGTCAGGGCTACGAGATCCACGACTACGCGCCGGTCTGCCTGAAGCAGAGCCGCAACCTGACCGTGGATGATCTGAAGAAGCGCGGCTATGGTGAGGCCATCCTGTCCAACAGCTCCGAGGAAGAACGCGCCGCCAAACTGGTGGCCGATGACCTTGCGCTGCTGGAGCGTCGCTTCACCCGCTCCGAGGAGCTGCTGTGCGTGAACACCATGCTCAACAACGGCTTCTCTGTCAACGAGATGCTGGACGCCAACACCGTGGGTAACGTGGCGACGGTGCAGTACTACGACCCCAACCAGGGCAACGACGGTATCTACACCATCCAGGCTGCGGATCGCTGGGCGACCAACACCGCCTGGAGCGTGATCGTCGGTCATGTCCGCGCCATGTGCCGTGAGCTGTCTCGCCGTGGCCTGCCTGCCCAGGACCTGATCGTCGGCCAGGCCGTCGCTGATATCCTGCTGGCGAACGCCGACTTCCAGAAGCTGGTGGACAAGAACAGCGGCATCATCATCGCCTCGCCCATCGTGCAGCAGCTGACCGCCTACGATGGTGTGTCTCTGATCGGCATCGTCAACTTCGGTGGCCACAACCTGAACGTCATCGTCGTGGACGAGCAGTACAAGAACACCTCCGGCACCTACACCAACTACTTCCCGGCGAAGGGCATCATGGTCACCGCTCCCAACTGCGGCCATCTGATGTATGCCCACATCGTTCACATGGACGAGAACGGCGACGTCGAGACCATCCCCGGCAAGCGCGTCCCCGATCTGTATGTGAACCGCCGCCAGAAGATCCGTGAGCTGATTCTGGAAGCCCGCCCGCTGGCCGCTCCCAAGAACTACAGCCCGTGGATTTACGCCGCCGACGCCGTGTCCTGATTGGCCGGCAGAAAGGAGAGCATCAGCATGACTCTGGTAAAGATTATCAACGGCGTGTATGGCTACCGCCCGGAGAAGAGCCCCTATGTCATCCCTGTCACCAACCGTGACCCCGCGATCAGCGTTGACGATGAAGAGGCCGCGCGTCTGGTCGAAATCGGCGTAGCGGCCTACGTCGGCCAGGAAATCAACGCAGGAACCGTTGCAACGGCCATTCCTGGCGATTCTGACGGCCAGACTATCGACAATAGCCCCGACAACGGAGACGGCGAGAACGGCGATTCCGACCCCGGAGAGATCACCGGAACGCTCGACCCCGAAGAACTGAAGGGCTGGAAGATGGATGACCTGAAGAAGCTGGCCGCTGACATGGGCATCGACACCACCGGCATCAAGAAGAAGGACGACCTGATCGCGGCCATCGCTGCCGTCGAGGTGAACATCCCCGCCGATGCGCCGATGTTGGA